GCTGCATCTAAGTTGATTTCTGCTGTATGGCTATCTGGATCATAAACAATAGACTCATTTACAATATCGTCGATAGCATTTTCACATTCTGGCTGCATGGCCATCTTTCTATAACGAGTTACTAACTCGCCTTCTGTTTTACTTGACTGTTCGAGATCTACATATTGTCCATATACTCCACCTTCTGCAACAACGACAGCACCGTCGTCAGATGTAGGTGGCACAAAAGACCCCAGATCTTGGTCTGTTGTCTTTCTTTTGATTTCGAATCCGAATAATTCTGCCATTGATTACCTCATAATATATTTATTAGAGCAATAGAATACCCTAATAAAGATATAAAGGCAACGGTTAGTTGCCTTTTATCCCTAGTTTCCGCCAGCGTTGCCTGTAGAACCACCAGTAACTTCCCACCAGTCGTACTGGAATGTTACGTTAAATTCTTGGATTACATCTGTCGCATTCCAATCAACGTCCATTTCAGTTATGTTTGTCGGGAAGATTCCATTGAAGGAATATTCTCTGATTGGTACTCCAGTCTTAGAATACTGTATAACTTGTGCTGTTGATTTATATGATAAGTCACTAGCTGAACCAAAACCTCTTACGTTGCCTAGGTGTGAGTTGATTGTGTTCATCCACTCTTCCATAGCATTTCTAATTAAGAAGTCTTCGTCGTTAATAACTGTTACGTTCCATTCAGCAAATGTTCTATCGCCTGCAATCTTTACCTTTCTACCAAAGTACGGTACTTCAATAAAACCTAAAGTTGATGCTGGAACCTGAGAAGCCCTTACTAAGAAAGGTGTCTTCAGATCGCCAGCAGCATTTGCAGGGTTCGATATGTTGACTTGGAACAGGGTAGGTCTAGCACCACCGAGTGATAATTGTGACCTAATTTCATTAATGTTAAAAGCCATTGTTTTCTCCTATTCCTATTTATTAAAACTGTCCAACTACTTCTGAGAATTCAACGCCACTTCTTACTGCTACAAAGTTTAGCTGAATGAAGTTAATTGATCTTGAAGGTTTGACATATATGTAACCTATGAATTCATTTCTATCGATGACTTCTCCTGTGTTGTTTGTTTCGTCACATACAACTCTAAAGTCAACAATACCTCTTCTTCCTTGTATATCTCTTAAGAAAGGTTCAACAAGATTCTTAAACTGTGATCTTGTGAATGCATCATTGAACTCAAACAATGAGAACTTAGATGCTGTTGAAATTGCTTTCTCTAATACAATGAATAATCTTCTTACATTGATTCTATCAAATGCAGATGGCTTACCTAGTAATGTTTTATCACCAAACAAGATTGTACCTTGTCCTGGGAATGTTACAACTGGGTTAATATCTGATTGATATAATCCGTCTCTTTCTGCTTTCTTAGGATTAAATGCTAGTTTAACAAGGTTTTTAATTCCACCTCTGTTATATCCAGCTGGTGAGAACCAAGCATCTCTTAGCTCATCACTTCTTACTGCTAGACCAGCAATGTCTCCATTTAATGGAATGTATCTATAAACATCATCATACTTATCGTATTGATACTTATAGCCACTATCTAAAAATGCGTAACTTGAATTTGTAATATCGTTTCTAAAAGTTTTGATGTCGTCAAGTTCTGAACCAATGTTGTCTACTACGTCACCTTTATCTGGTGAAGCAAATAGTACGCAATCCTTTCTGCTTTCACAAATGTTGTCTACAATGTATTTTGCAAGACCAGCACCATTAGTACCGCCAATAGCTTTACCTTGTAGGATTAAGCTAATGTCAATATCTTCTGCTGACTTAAATAAATCGTAACCATCTGTTACATCTGCTAATGCAATTGAACCTTCAGCTGATGAATCAACACCTAACTTCAATGAATCAATAGTTGCTAATGAACCTGATAGTGCACTTGATGTTGCACCTGTTACATTAGCTGCTAGATTATATGCACCTTTTGCATAAATCCATTGTGATTGTCTTTCTATAACATCGATCCAGTAATTTGATTCTCCTGACTCTGTCTTAGCATCTGTTGCTCTTGACACTGCATCAAAGACTTCTAATACTGTTCCTTTTGTTCCTGATATATCACCATCTTCGTCTACAACTACAACGTGAATCTCATCACCTGCTCCACCTTTTTCTTCTGTAAATACAGATGTTCCTGGTGCACCACCTACTAAGTCGTGGTACTTCCATTGTTTAGTTGCTGCCAAAGATGTAATATCTCTTGACCCAGTGTACTTAGTTTTAAAAGTACCTGCTAAACCGCCTGTTGCAATAGTAGCAATTTCTAAAGTATGTGTACCTGTTGTAGTGTTACCAAACTTTAATAGGTCTCCAACTTGCGCTGTACCCAATGCTTCTACGTTTGCTGTAAATGTTATTGCATTTGAACCTGCTGATACTGTTATAGTTGTTCCTAATGCAACACTATATTCATTAGGTGCTTTACAAACATTAACTTGTAAGCTGTTACCTAAAGCTCCAGGATA